CAAGGCAAACACAAGGCGCCAGAAGAGTATGACGTTAGTGCGTTTACTGACGCCAACATCCCAGAAGATGATGAGCTGTTCAATACCTATAAGGATTGGGCAAAAGAGAATGGCATTAGTCAGAATGCGTTTGAAGAGCTAGCTAGCAAGTTTGTGGAGATGGCTGGGGCTGAAGCGGATATGGCTGAGGTTTCTTATCAGGAAGAATATAAGAAGCTGGGCAATAATGCTGACGCCATCATTAAGTCTATGAGCGAATGGGGTCAATCCCTAGTTCGCAAAGGCGTCTGGGGTCAGGATGATTTTGAAGAGTTTAAGATTATGGGCGGCACAGCTCAGGGCATCCGCGCTCTTCAGAAGATCAGAAGCTACTATGGCGACCGCTCTATTCCGATTGATGTGGCACAGCCGGAAGGTGCGCCATCGAGGGATGAGCTAACCGCAATGGTGGCAAAGCCAGAATACCTAAACGATCCGATCTACCGGGCAAAGGTAGAGAAAATGTTTGAGCAAGTTTACGGTACTCAGGACTATCAAGCTATGTAAAATGAGTGGGGTGTTTACACGCCCCACTTTTTCTATTATATTTTCACTTGACAGATAATCGTCATTCGACCTGTCGCCCACGTTTGGGGGCGTAACGTTTATGCCCAAGTGACAGCCCGGCATCGGATACCTGACGCGATCATAGTATTTAACTTTTTATGAAAGGATCGAGAAATGGCAGTAGGCATTTCCAATGCTTTCGTTCAAATGTTCGATGCGGAAGTCAAGCAGGCGTATCAAGCTAATCGCGCCCTTGCTGGACTAGTTCGTGAGCGTTCAAATGTCGAAGGCAATCAGGTGAAGTTTCCGAAGATCGGAAAAGGCACCGCAACTGTCCGCGTACCGCAGACAGACGTTACCCCTCTGAATGTTACCTATTCACAGGTTACAGCTACGATGTCCGATTACATCGCCGCTGAATATTCAGATATCTTCAACCAGCAGAAAGTCAATTTTGACGAGAGACGCGAGCTAGTCACAGTCGTGGGTAGTGCTATATCCAGACGTATGGATCAGCTCGTCATTGACGCACTGAACGCGGCTTCCTCACCATCAACCGTTGGCACCGATATTGGCGGCGTAGGCACCAATATGAACCTTGCCAAACTGTTGGCCGCTAAGAAAGCATTGGACACTAAGAACGTACCTTCCGAAGGCCGCGTTATGTTGATCCACGCTAATGGCCTGTCCTCATTGCTAGACGAAACTGAGCTGACCAGCTCTGACTTTGCTAGCGTTAAGGCACTGGTACAAGGCGAAATCGACACTTTCCTCGGTTTCCGCTTTGTTACTCTTGGTGATCGTGACGAAGGTGGCTTGCCGCTTCCATCCACTCGCTCTTGCTTCGCATTCCACCGCGATGCAGTAGGGATGGGCATTGGCATGAACCAGCGTTCAGAAATCAACTATGTAGCTGAAAAGACATCCTTCCTCGTGTCTTCAATGTTCTCTGCTGGTGCAGTAGCCATTGATGACGAAGGTATCGTCAAGATCAGCGCAACCGAGTAAGAGAGGAGACTATATTATGGCTTTCGCATCTTCAGGTTGGAATGTGATCGGTGCTTCAAAGAAAGGCAATGCGCCTTCGATGTACACCTATACATCTGCTGACGCTATCGCAACTGTGAACACAAGCGGATATTTCAATGACTTGGCAGACACTCTGTCAGTCGGCGACATCATCTTTGTTCACGACAGCGCAACCCCAACGATGTCAATCGTTATGGTGGCGTCAAATGCTTCTGGCGTTGTTGACGTGACCGATGGCACCACCATCAGCATGACTGACAGCGACTAATATATTGGTTGGGGCGGCACCGCCGCCCCTTCCTTCACTTAGGAGTGGACTATGGCCTCTGGCGACACAAAACTATCTATCTGCTCCGATGCGCTCATCATGCTAGGCGCATCACCTCTTTCAAGTTTTTCTGATGGCACAGATGAGGCTCAGGTTGCCGACCGTCTTTATGACGATGTGCGCGACACTCTTCTGATGCAATACCCATATAGCTGGACACTAAAGAAAGTACAGGTTGCCCGGTTACTCGATACCCCGATCAACGAATGGAAATATAAGTATCAGCTCCCCGGCGACAGGCTGGGATTGCCCAAGGCAGTATTTCCTACCAGCGCAGTATCAGAACGCCCGGTGCGTGATTATGAAATCTATGCTGGTGGTTTATATACTAACTTAGAAACTGTTTATATTGATTATCAGTATCGGCCTGAGCCTACTGATTTCCCACCATACTTTGTGAGATTGCTAAAGACAGCACTGGCGGCTGAGTTTGCTGAACCAATCACCGACCAGCTCACCAAGGCTGACTACTATCACAACAAAGCCTATGGCCCCCCATCTGATAATATGCGTGGCGGCTTGGTTCGCGTTGCTATCAATATTGATGGCATCGACAAACCAGCGCAAAGCATACAGGAATTTCCGATATCTGACATAAGGTTCTAATATGAGCCGCATCATCCAGATCCAAAATGATTTCACAGCAGGCGAGCTTGATCCGAAGCTTCGCTCCCGGACTGACATCACGCAGTATGCGTCTGGCCTGACCACAGCTCGCAACGTGTCTATCCAGCCACAAGGCGGCGCCAAGCGCCGTGATGGCACAAAGTTTGTTGCCGCGCTAGATAGCGGAGCTGGTACGGCTGTGCGGATGGTGCCATTTGAGTTTAGTGTGTCCGACAGCTATATGCTGGTGTTCACACCCGGCAAGATGTATGTGTTTAAGGATGGTGCGCTCATCACTGACATTAATGGATCTGGCAACGACTATCTAACGGTTGCCGCATTAACTAGCGCCATCTTGCCGGAAATGAATTGGGTGCAGTCTGCCGATACGGTGATTGTGGTGCATGAGGATCTTGCGCCATTAAAAATTGTACGCGGCGCCACTGATGCCGATTGGACAGCCAGCACCATTACTTTTACCCACGTCCCAAAGTATGCGTTTACGCAAACTATTGCGACCCCCAACTTTACGATCACGCCCAGCGCCACATCCGGGAATATCACGCTAACAGCATCAAGCGTTACAACAGATAACGGGACAGCGCAGGGCGGCACATTAACCACAGTCACTCTAAAATCGGCGACTAGTTACAGCACTGATGATGCTTGTAATGGCTTTTCAATCCACATTACCTCTGGCACTGGCGCTGGTCAGGAAAGGCTTATTTCCGATTATGTGGCATCAACAAAAATAGCTACAGTGTCTCAAGCGTTTGATACGGCGCCTGATGCGACTAGCAGTTATGAAGTTAAGGCGTGGGGTTCTAATAGCGTTGATGAATACATTAATGTGTTGTCAGGCTTTGGTCGGGCAAGAATTACTGAATATGTAAGCAATACAGTTGTGAAGGCATACGTTGAAATACCATTTTTTGATACTGGCAGTATTGTTTCGGGGGCTTGGGAAATAGAAAATGGCTATGAGGATGTGTGGTCAGCCACTAGGGGCTATCCAAGATCTGTTACATTCCACGAAGGTCGTTTATATTTTGGCGGCACTAACAGTAGGCCATCAACGCTATACGGTAGCCGGGTGTCAGATTTCTTTAACTTTAACCCCGGCGAAGCGCTAGACGATGACGGCGTTGAAGCCACGCTAGACACTGGCACATTTAATGCGATTGTTGATATTTACTCTGGTCGCCATCTGCAAGTGTTTACGACAGGCGGTGAGTTCTATGTGCCGCAAACATTGGATGAGCCAATTACGCCCAGCAATCTTATTGTTAAACAGCAGACCGGGTTTGGCATCAAGCCGGGCATCCGGGTGCAGAACGTGGACGGCGCCACCATTTTTGTTCAACGCCAAGGCAAAGCCCTGCAAGAGTTCTTGTTTACCGATACGCAGAACGCATACACATCAGCAAAGATCTCATTGCTGTCATCGCATTTGCTAAAGTCACCAGAGGAAATGGCGGTGCGTAAATCCACTGGCACCGATGAGGGTGACCGCCTGTTAGTGGTAAATGGTGACGATGGATCGATTGCGTGTTATACATTACTAAGATCGCAGAATGTCATTGCGCCATCTGAGTGGACAACCGATGGAGAGTTTATAAATGTCGGGGTTGATGTTGATGATATCTATGTGGTGGTCAAACGTACGGTCAATGGTAGCACGGTTTATTATGTCGAATTATTTGATAGCACAGTATTGCTTGACTGCGCCAAAACAGGGGACGCGGCATCGTCTGTCACAATGGATCACCTTGAAGCTGAAACAGTTAAGATCATTCGTGATGGGATTGTGGAGCAAGATCAAACTGTGCCTGCAACGCCGTTTACGATTACGTTTGCTACGGCGGCGTCTGAGAGCTATCAGGTCGGCCTTAACTTTACGCCAGAGGTAAAGACACTGCCAGTAGAGCCAAGGCTACCCAGCGGCTCTCTAAAGGGCTTTAAGAAGAGAATATTTGAGGTGAATGCGGAATTGTTTGAAACACAGGCGCTAACGATCAATGGCAAAGAGGTTCCATTCCGGCGGTTTGGATCTGAGGTTCTTGATGATGATGTGGCTGAGTTTACAGGAATAAAGACATTACACGGCATTCTAGGTTATAATTATGATGGTCAGATTACCATAGGCCAAACAGTACCGCTCAAGATGACACTCTTGGGCATAGATTATAAAGTGAGCGCAGGACAGTAAAATGGGTGCAGGATTAGCCGCCGCAATGGCATCACCGGGGTTTGGTTACGCAGTATCTGCCGCCAGCTCTATGTCGCAAATGATGAGCGCTCGCTCGCAAGCCAAAGGGCTTGC